CCGTTACAAAATCTACCTTGGCGGGTGGAACGACGGGAACGCCGTCTATGACGATTACGAGCGGATGCTATCGTGCAGGGGGCTGAACAAGAATTACGGACGCATCCAAGCGGCGGACATCTATTCCTATGTGGGCGGTTACAACTTCATCAACGCCACCATTGCACCGCTCCGAGATACCAAGTTCAACAGGCTGAAAAGCGAACTGAAAGTCGTGGAAGCGGGCTGGATGGGCAAGGCTATTATCGCAAGCGAAACCATCCCCTACACCGACATTATCACGCACGGCCACAACGGGTTGCTGATACCATACGGCAAGAAAGACGCTTGGTACAAGGCGGTCCGCAAGTTTGTGAACGAACCCGACTATGCTCGCTCCTTGTCCGTGCAGTTGAGCAAGGATGTACGGGAGCGGTTTGACATCAGCAAGACCGCCGAACGCAGGGCCGAACTCTACCGAAGCATCGGGCGCAAATTGTGAAATTGGCGGGCAAAGTACATTTAGGGGTAGAGTGATTTACCTATCCCCCAACACCACCAACACCATCGTCGTCACTTGGACGCAGCGGGCCTCTACGGGGGACCGTTACATCTTGCGGCTCACCAACATCGCCAAGAATGTCACGACCGACTTCACAATCCTCAAGTCGGCCAACCTATCGCAATACACCAACCGCTATGACAAATTTTCTCTCGTTGTCGGCTCTCTTGAAACGGGGTCGTATAAGTATGAGGTTTACGATACCTCTTCCACGGTTAGCGCAGCGACTGCGGTGGTTGAAACGGGCTTGGCGTATGTACAGGTAGTTTCGCTGACCTTCAACACCTTCGCCAATTCCATCCAGTACACCGTCTTCGGCTCGTCCGATGAGCGAGTGTTTGATTCCACCTTTGACCCCTCTTTCGCATGAGCGTACAAACGAGAACCCAGTTGCAGACGAGTGCCGCAACTATCACCACCGAAACCGCTGCAGGAGCGAACACCGCCGCCCGTGTGGGTGGCCTCTTTGACGACCTCGCAGACACCGCCACCTTGGACCGAGAGCGTGGCGTGGCGAACCTTTACCTTGACGAATCCAAGAACTTCACCCCGACCCAAGGTCAGGCCGTCAAGTTGACAACACCGCTGAAATCGGGACTGCTGACTACCTACAACTTTACCCGCACAACCACCGCCATCACCTACACAGGGACGACGAGTGCTGCTTTGCGGGTGTCGGCCAGCATGGTATTCTCGCAAGGCAACGGCAACCAAATCATCATCTATATCGCCAAGAACGGAACCATCATTCCGCAGTCCATGACTGACATCACCACGGCTCACGCAAACGGCCATGCGGTTACGATTGAAGCCGTCCTGCAAGGTGCAGTCAACGACGAGTTCACCATCTACATCAACGCCGTGAACGATGGCGGAACCATCACGATTTCGGCCCTCAATTTTACCGTCCACACGCTATGAGTATAAAGCAATCATTCACCCAATGGCTTGGGATTGAACACAAGGTCCCCGTTATGTTGGAGAACAAGGCGGGCAAGTACATCACCTACGGGGCGTTCAACGAGTACCCCTACTACCTGCTGGACAACTACCGCCGAAGCAGCAAGCACAACGCCATCGTCAACGGGAAGGTCAACTACATCGTGGGCGGTGGATGGCAACCAGGGGAAAAGATGACCGTGGAGCAGCAGGCAAGGTATGCCAAGTTTTTTGACGGGTTGAGCGAGCATGACGACCTCAATGACATCACCGAAAAGTTGGTCCTTGACTTGGAACTATTCAACGGGTTCGCCGTTGCGGTAACTTGGAACAAGATGGGAACCATTGCGAAAATGGAACACATCCCCTTTGAAAAAATCCGAGTGGACAAAGACGAGCGGATGTTTCAAGTGGCCGATTGGTACGACGATGCCATGATTCAACTCTACCCCAAAATCGGGGATGTCGAAAAGATTCCCGCCTTTGATGCTGACAACCGCATCGGTAAGCAACTATTCTATTACAGGGTCTATGCCGCAGGCGTAAAGTCCTATCCCCTCCCCGAATACATGGGAGGCTTGGCGTGGATTGAAGCCGATGTGCAGGTGGCGAACTTTCACAACAACAACCTCCGCAACAACTTTTGGGGTGGGTATTTAATCAACTTCAACAACGGAATCCCAACGCCCGAAGAACAGGGCGACATTGAGCGGCAGATTAAACGCAAGTTCAGCGGGACCGACAACGCTGGTCGCTTTGTGGTGACCTTCAACGACGATGTATCCAAGGCTCCTACCTTGGAACCGCTCACCCCGTCCGATATGGACAAGCAGTTCGAGATTCTCAACAAGGCCATCCAGTCCGAAATCTTCATCTCGCACCGTGTCGTGAACCCGATGCTCTTTGGAGTAAAGACCGAAGGCCAACTGGGAGGACGGCAGGAACTGGTGGAGGCGTACGAATTATTCAAAGCCACCTATGTCAATGACCGTGTCCGTAAAGTGGAGCGGATGATTAACTACTTGGGTTCGTTCAATGGCGTTGAAGGGATGGAACTGATTCCCGTGGAACCGATTACGGAGCGTCTATCCGAGCAAGCCCTGCTGACCATCATGACCCCCGAAGAACTGCGGGAAAAAGCGGGCCTCCCTGCATTGGAAAAGCAACCCGCCGATGTGGTCGGACCCAATCCCCAACCCGACGAGGTTCCACAAACGCCCGTGGTCATGGGCAACGACAACATCAAGAAATTATCGGGCAGGGAATACCAAAACCTCATGCGAATCGTCCGCCACTATGCCCAAGAAAAAATCACCTTGGAAATGGCCCGCACGATGCTATCCGCTGGTTTCGGTCTAACCCCCGAAGAAGTGAACACGCTGCTCGGAGTGCAAGAGCAAGCGTTCAGCGAACCCCAATGGGGCGAAGAGGACACCGAGGACTACGGATGGGGGGAAGAAGAGTTCAAGGTCTTGGAGGTGGTCGCAAGCAAGTTTGGGAGCAGTTCCGACGACTATGTGGTCATGCACTCCAAGCCAATGCGGTTTGATGCCGACTTGGACGACCAGGTCCGTCAAGCCTTCGCTGAACTGGGCGAGGAAGAGAAAGAACTTGACGAGAAAATTGAAGCCTACCGCAAGAAGAACCGTGACGCAAGCGTGGAAGAAATGGCCAAGGAGTTCGGGGTCAGCAAGGCCAAGGTCGCAAAGCGGGTCGCTTACCTAATCACAAAAGACCGTTACCCCATCGCCCGTACCGTGGACCAAATCGCCAAAGAAGGAGTCAAGCCAACGGCCGAACCCGTGCTGGAAGTGAGGTACAAGTATTCTTGGGCCGCAGGTTTCAGCAACAAGGACAAACGGACCAGCCGTGAGTTCTGCAAGGTGATGCTGGACCTGGCTGACCAAGGCAAGGTGTACACCCGTGACGACATTGACGGCATCTCCAATATCATGGGCTACTCCGTATGGAACCGCCGTGGCGGTTGGTATCACACGGCCAGCGGAGTGAACCGCCCCCAATGCCGCCATGTGTGGGAGCAGCAACTCGTCATCCGCAAAGGCAATAAAATCACGAAAGCATGAAGGCACTATTTATCAGCGAACAAACCCTGCTGGACAACTCGGTCATAAACGAGAATGTTTCCTTTACGCAGATTCGGCCTACCATCGTGAAGGTGCAGGAGATGCGGATTCAGCCTATAGTCGGTTCGGCCATGTACAACGAAATGGTGGGGCAGGTGGTCAGCGGTACGACCACGGCATTGAACACCACCCTATTGGAGGACTACATCCAACCCGCTATGGTGCAATGGCTCTACTACGAACTCCCGATGGTCTTGGCGTTTAAATACATGAACAAGGGCATGGTCCGCAGAACCAGCGAAGAATCCAGCCAAATGAGCATGGACGAGATTACCCGCCTCACCGACAAAGTGAAGAACGATGCGGAATGGTACTCGGAACGCATTACCAGGTACTTGATGGAGAACCGCACCGACTATCCCTTGTTCAACTCCCCGCCATCGGCTTTGGACACCATCTATCCCAACGGAACCAACTACAACACAGGCATGGCCTTGGATGCCCGAACCCTGCGCCGTGGTGCTGGCTTGGACCGCCCTTGGCCTTACGGCTACGACCCCTACTGCAACAACTGCTAACTATGGGCGCACACGCAAAAAACATTTTGAAACTACAAGCCTATGTCTTGGATAAAAATCAAGCAAGCACTCCTTGCTCTTGCAAATGCCCA